TCTGGCTTGTGCGGCCTCGACCTGCTGGTAGGCCCTAACAACCCCTCCTAGCAGACTTATGACCCCGTACAGCCCTCCGTAGGCTGCAACCATCGACAACACTTCGCCCCGTAGCCTTTGTGACAGTGACAACGCCGTGCGCTTCTCGCCGTACAAGTTCCGGTAAGCCCGAGCGAGTTGCTGGGTTACAGTCAGTTCGCGCTGCTGTGCGCCCGTAACTGCCCTGCTACCTGTCGCTAGGCGTAGTGACGCGGTGCCTGTCCGCTCGTACCCTGCGTGCAGCCTACTGAGTGCCGCTACCGCGCCTTCAGTCCTGCCTCTAATTTCCTGTATCGCGCTGCCAGCCTGCCCCTGAAGCTGTACGAACCTAGCCTGCGCTGCGGTTAGCGTCGACATCTCGGTCCCTGCTTCGCGGAAGGCACGTCCCATGAACTCCAAGGTCACACGTTGCTCGGCCAGTTCGGCTTTGGAGCCTGCGGCTTGGGTCTTCAGGCGTGCAAAGTCTTGAGTCATCTCAGCCGTAGGGACTCCCGCTGCGGAGATCGCGTTGGCCACCTCTTTGACCTCCGCCGTCAACTCTACGAACTCTCGCTTCGCTTCCAGCACTGCACGTTTCTGGCGTCCGAGATCGTCTTCCAGTCCTGCGATAGACAAGCCGGAAAGTTCCTTAATCGCGGCTTCTGCCTGTTGGCTGGTCGCTGCAAACTGCTTGAGTTCAACCTGCGCTTTGTTGAGTTGGTCTTCTTGCCGCCCGAGGGCATTGTTGCTCTGGGTTAGGACCTTACTCAGATCATTGTTGGCCTTCTCGGCAGCCTTGGTCTGGGTAGCCAGCTTGCCGTAGTCGGCCCCGAGGCCCGCGACCACGCCTTCTTGGCTCTGGATAGACGCGGTGACTTGTGTGATCTTGCGTGCGGTTTCAGCCATCTTGGTAGACAAGATAACTTGCTCTGATCGGGCTCGGGTGAGCGACGTGGCCAGCTTGTCCCCTGCGTCAGCTTGGCGTGCGAGTTTTTCGGCGTTCGTCGCCAAAGACGTGGTGAGCCGCTTGGTGGGTTTTTCGAGCGCAGCCATCTCAGTCCTGAGAGAAGCAATACGCGCCTCGGTCTTGGTGGCGGCATCAGCCTTGGCGATCAGCTTCTTCTCCAAAGAACCTACAGCAAGCGCCTTCTCTGCGGCTGCTAGTTCCCGAGATTCCAGCTTCAGCCCTGCAAGGCTTTCGCGATAGTTCTTCAGAGACTTCTCGCCGGACGCGAGTGCCTTGGCTGCGGCTGAGACGTTCGTGCGTAGGAGGTTGACCCCCGCCGAGGATTCCTTGAAATCGGCGTCTAGCTTCCGAACCTCCTGTCGCGTTCCCGTCAGGGTTTTCTCAAGGCGTTCCGATGCTGCATTGGCTTTATCTAGGGATACGGCAAGGACCTCAGAGGCATTGTTGCCCTTGAGGTCCTTTTGGAGCTGCCCGAAAGCGGCCCCGAGAGCCTGCACCGAGGTCTCGGTTTTGCCCGACTTATCCGTAAGGTTTTTCTGGGCCTCGGTGAAGTCGTTAATCACATCAGTGATAGACTTAACAACTTTTGCAGCTTCATCTTTGGCACGGATTACCAGATCGACATCTTTACGCGCCATATTGCCCTCTTATTCGTTAGGATCGCCCATTGGCCTAATTGGCCTCGAAGTGACATTGAGACTTTTCAGGGTCTTTGTAAACTGTTTGCGGGCATCCTTGCCGAGCAGTGCGTTGATGGCCTGCTGCATAAGCAGGGTCTCGGTCGCCGTTGCTGAGTTTTGGCGCTCAATAATGAAGTTGGTCTCGTCGTAAACCATCCCGAGCGGATATGACATCGCGTCGGGATGGCCGTTGGCGAGAAGCAGACTTACGCTGCGGCGAAGTCCCCAGTACCAGTCGTAGAAGTCTGGCGTGTCACCGCTCCCATCGCCTGACGAACCTGACCCATCCATTCCACCATGAGCGCCACCAACTTTTCCAGCGAACCCTCCGATGCAAAGGACAGGCTAAATACTGCGGTCATCACTTCAGCTTGCTTGTCGAGCGGCAGCTTGCGCATGAGTTCGACCCCTGCGGCATTGTACTCGTCTGCGGCCATAGCGAGGACAGCGGCCAGCACGTCAGGAATTTCAGTGGAAACTTCCCAGATCAGGGTGCGTACATCTTTATCTTGCAGAGAATCTGATCCATTCGACTGCAACTTTGAGAAGGCGAGAACGAGTTGGGGTCCATATTTGTGAGCCGCCTGCATGAGGTCAGCCACAGCTATGCCGCGAACTTCGATACAGCCCTTGGAGCCGTCTTGGTTTGTGTGTTCGATGCTCTCCGTGGAGATCATTACATTGGTTATGGGCACGGGGGTATTCCTTTTGCTGGTCGTGTGTAGGTGCAGGGCCTACCCCCGCGAAGGGGTAGGCCTTATCTTTTAGGCGTAAGCTGGGACCCCATCGCGGTAGATGGCTTCCTTGCCCGACGCCTTCAGGACTTCAATAGACAGTGGGATTTGCTGCCACTCGTCACCTTTCAGCGCGTAGTCGCCGTTCGGGGACAGCTTCACGTAAGGAAGCATGAACGTCGCGTTGGCCCCTTTAGGGTTCTTCGTGACGAACATGATAGCGCCTTCGACCGGATCAGAGCCCGAGATCACGCGGCTGCGTGTGGATGAAGCCACCGCATACGTCACTTCCATAGTAGCCCCGTCGATGGCGAGGGAAGACCCTTCCACAAATTCAAGCATACCTGTGTCATAGTCGATGGTGTAGTCAGTGGCCACGACCAGCGGGGTCGTGCCGTCAGTGACCGCAAATCCAGTCTCGTCGATGCCAAAGTAGCCCGCAGGGTTGGTCGAAGTTACGCCCAACTTGTACGCGTGTCCCTCTTTGACATCTGCCAGAGTCTCCGTGGCAGATGCCACAACAGACTGCGTGAGCGCGGTCGCCGAACCGAAGAAAAACAGGGCGACGTTTTCAGGGTCGATGTTGTCCGTGGTCAGCGAGCCCGTGCGGTTCACTTCGAGAGGCACAGAGTCATCTTTCTCTTTGATGCCCTCGTCCGAGTTGTAGTGATCCAGCGTATCCTGTTCGATGGAAAGACCGAACTCCGGCGTGTTGCCGAGGTATCGGAAACCTTCGAATGTCGTCCCGTCTGATTTGAAACGTGAGAAGTAAACCTTCCCGCGTCCGAGTGTGTAGTTGTCTTGAGCCATTGGATTACCTCATTGGTTGCGGCTTCGTTCAAGCATTGTAAGGGTCGGCCAAATCTTCAACAATCCCTAGCGTGACAGTGAGCCAGAAATATGCTTTGGCCGAAATCTCATCGGCAGGCCGGACAACACCAGTTCCGATATACAACTTATCGACGATCCCGCCAAGTCCGAAGATACCTTCCTCTGGGTTGTCCCAGTTCTCGTTCTTTTTCTCAAGCCCCAAAAGCATTTTGACATCTGCAAGCATGATGTGGGCTGGATCGGTCGGGTTTTCTCGGTCTTCGTTGGCGAAACCTTGGATCATGAGTTCCCAGTCGCCTTTACTCTCCGAGCCCGACACCGATTGCTGGTCCACGGGGATCGGGACCTCAAGGATAGAGACCATCGGGATGGGGTCGCCCTCCCCGAACAGGGCACGGCCTCTGAATACACTGTCGGTCAAGGTAGTCTTGTATCCGTTGGCAACCGTTATATCCGCCATTCGCTCTGTGATACGCTTCAGGACGAATAGTCGGAGCGGTTCTGGTAGGGGCGATGGTAGGTGGTCAGGCAGTTGTCCCATAGGGTCCTCACAATTCGATCAGACGAGAGAACTCATCTTCGAGAAATTCACTCAAGTATTCCGACATCTCCGAAGCGACCCCGTTACCGTCTTGGGCACGAAAGACCTGATCCACGGAAGGGCCGTACAGTAGGTATAGATTACTTTCGACGCGACGAAAATACCTCTTATTCTGTATCGTCTCGCCCGGCCTCAAACGCATCGCGAGTCCGAGGTTGTTCTTGGTCTCAATGTCATTGTTCCCCGAGCGCAGCTTCATCACGAAAGCACGGCGCATGAACCGAGCCTTGCCGGGCGATACCATGACCGTGACTCCACCTCGCGCACTGGGCTTGGGGTTCCCTACGGCAAAGCGTGCCAGCGACGTAGGCCCCCCGCGCGCGCGGATACGAACCTCTAAATTCGACTTGGTGGCGTTGTTTACGACTGTTAGGCGGCCCGTGTTCGGCTTGAGGTATCCTACGGGAAAGTTGACCTGATCGTGGATGCCCTCGGCGATCCTCGTGCGACCATGCTTGGCAGTCCGGTTGAGGGCCTGCGCGGCCTTCAGCCTGCGGACCTGTTCGTCGAGTTGTGGAATGTTGTTGAGACCTTCCAACCCCTCAATGAATACACCCCATGAGGATGCCATTACAGGTCCTCCGGTGGCGTCGTCCGAGTGAGTTCAACGCTGGTCATGCGCGATACCTGAACCGTCTGTGTCAAGCCGTCGATAGGGTCCAGAACGTCGAGGTAGTATCCCTCGGTTGCCGAGAACACCATCGTCTCGCCGCGTTCGGGGACATGCTCTGTGAGCAGGAATATCAGAGACGATACAGGCTCTTGCACTTCGGCATAGGATAGGTTGGTGCCCGCAAGATCGCCCACCGCTTTGGTGTCGGTCTTCCTGCGGGCATAACTAAGTCCGACGAGGACGCCGGACTTGTCGTAGACCGAGACTGGCCGCTTCATCTTCTCATGAAGGGCCAGCCTCGACCTATTTTGGAGGGCTGCGATTGACACTAGACGAGATCGTTGTCGTCGGAGGTTTCGTCCCCACCTTCGCCGTCGCCTTCGTCTTCGCCCACATCAGTGGACTCAGCGGCTTCGATAGCTGCGCGAATCTCGGGGACCGTAGCCTTCTTGTTGACTTCGATCTCGTTAGCCTTGGCGTAGGCGATGAGTTGGGCCTTGGTCATCTCGCCCAGAGATTCGGTGTCCGTGGACGCCGGTTCTTCAACCGTGGCCGTGGACGCGGGTTCTTCAACCGTGGCCGTGGACGCGGGTTCTTCAACCTCGGCAGGGGCCACTCCGTCGTCGTCAGACACGGGAGATGGCGTGGCCGCAGGGTACTTTCCCGCCGTCAGTTGGTCGAACTCAATTTGGTCTTTCGCGTTGAACAGTGTGCGCGGCTTGACCACTTCTGTGACTGGTGGGACGGGCGCGATGCCTCGGGCACGGTCGCCTGCGACTCCTGCCTTCTTTGCGCGGTGGATTTCCGTGATCGCACGGAGGCGTAGATCGGACATTGGTGTCTCCAATTCTATGGTTTGCTGGTTATGGTAGAGCCATCGGCCCGAGGTGAACCCCGAGCCGACATTCTTGGTTTACACGACGGTTGCCCGCAGCGTGTTGTTCGTGCCGACCGGAACCATGAGAGGCGCAGATTGCGTCATGACGTTGGTGGCCGAAGGGTCTTCCGAGTCCCACATCTTCGAGAAGATCGGGGTCGCAGCCCAGCCCGCACGCTTGTCTTGGATCGCGCCGAAGCAGCGGACGCCACGCACGGAAGGGCCAGTCAAGACGACATCCGTGGACGCCATGAACGGTACGGTAGTGCCGTCAGGGTCTTGGTAGTAGTCAGAGTAGACCACGATCTCTGTCGTGCCGTTGATCTTGCCAACACGTTCGATCTCAAGACCTTCCATGACCCCAAGGTTCATCTCAAGACCGTTGTTCGAGTTGCGGAAGTCCAACTTCAGGAGTTCGCGAATCTCGGTGTCTTGACGCATGACTTCCCAAGCATCGGTGCCGACTGTCAGGCGATTGGTCGCGCCACCGAACTTGGCGTCGCGAACAGTCTTCTTCCAGCCTTCGATGGTACTCAGGATGGATACCCCAGATTGGCCCCAACGGGCTGTGCCTGTGAGCACGATGTCGTGTCCGGCGTCACGTTCAAAGTCCACGAGGGTCTTCGGGTAGTCATCGCTTTCCAGCGTGACCTTGCCGTAGATCGTCGCTTCAGCGGCCAACCATTCCCAGCGACGCTCAACAGCCATTTTGTGCTGGTTGAGGATGTCGGTGATGATGGCATTATACCGCGCCTGCGGAGACATAGCCGTAGCGTTAGGTGCCAGTTCGCCAAAGCCAGCGACGCGCTTGATAACGCGTGTCGCAGACACAGGGTCCTTGGCTTTCACGTATGCAGGTTTGACGCGCTGGACCTTCTCGGCAGCCGACCAGATCGGTTTACCTTGGGCGGTAGGGACCACCAAAGGAGCCATCTTACGGTTGTCGGTGATCTGCGAGAAGTCGATGTACTCGTCGGTGAACTGAATCTCCGAGCCGTAGAAGCCCAGCCAGTAGTTCGACGGACCTTCCATCTCGCGCATGACCGCCCCGAGGGTGGCCGTATCATAGTGTGTTGCTTCGATAGACATGAGAGTCTTACCCTTCTTTAAGTTGCGGGACCAGTCGCTTATACGATCTGATCGGAGTTGTAGGTTGGCTTGCCGATGAAGATGGTCGGCGAAACAGAACCCTCGAAAGCGGCTGCTTTCTTAGCATCCGTATCGTAGCTAGCATCCCACGTCAGGGCATCTTGGTTCAAGTGGCCCGTGCGGATCACTGGAACAGTCATGGTTTCACCGTCCGCGATGAGGATCGGTTCTGCCAGAACGTAGTTGGCACAGCCCGCGTCGCGCACTGCATTGTAGTCCGCAAGCGCGGTGCCTGCGAGGTTAATCACCGCGTACAGGGGCAGGGTGATGTCCGCGCCGGAGGCTGTGAGTGTGATGTTCGTGTTGGTTACGGGCAAGTCTCCGAAGCGGAGGTCCGCGTAGTTGCCGAACGTTTCGGACTTAAATTCCGCAACGCCCGGCTTCCCGATTACTAATGTGGTTTCAGCGGCCATTGTGTTTTCTCCTAATGGTCAATCTGGTTTACGGGTTGCCCCGACTTTATGCGAACCGGAAGGTTACGCGGTTTTCTTCTGGATGCCCGTGTGGGCGCGGAAGTCTGCCACGATGGACTCTGCGGACGTAGCTTTCGTCTGGTCGCCCTCGTCGCCTTCCGTGGTTGGTGCAGTCGCCCCGACATTAGGTTGGCCGTCTGCGTTCATGTGCGCTTCGAAAGGTGTGGGTGCCGAAGCCGCTGTTGCTGCCGGAGTCGCGGGCGTCTTTGTTTCCACGGACAGCTTGGAGAGCATCGCGATAGCTTTGTCGGAGTCGAGACCGGATTGCGCAGCGGCCATTGCGGCGGCAGGGCGTTCCTTAGCTTCGTCCGAGTTCAGGATCGCGTTCATGCGGTCTTGCTCGGCAGCAACGCCAGCGGCATGGCCGTCAGTCGTCGCCCGCTCGACCGCAGCGTCTTGCGTTGCTTGGTCGAAGATTGCGCTTGTGGCCGAGGCCACGGGGGTTGTTTTTGGTTGCGTGGTCATTTGAAAATCCTCTGCTTCAGCCACTTCGTCAGTAAATGCGATCATCTCTGCTTCAAGAGAGCCGATCCGATCCGCGAATCCGACCTCAATCGAGTCGTCCGCGTCATAGGTCAACGCTTCTGTACTCCGTATGGCATCTTCGTCCATGTTGCGATTGCGTGCAACAGTGGATGTGAAGACGCCGTAGGTCTTGTCTACACGC